AACGGCAACGGCAACGGCGACGGCGGCGGCGACGGCTACAGCAACGGCGACGGCGACGGCAACGGCGACGGCTACGGCGACGGCTACGGCTACGGCTACGGCAACGGCTACGGCTACGGCAACGGCTGGATTAGCATGGAGGGGGTATTGTGAAAAGTGATATCAGAATCGTCATAGCACAGCGCGGCTGGGTGATGGTGGGAGCGTTTGAGAGACAAGGCCACCACATCGTACTACACCGAGGTGCTACAATCAGGCGCTGGGGAACGCAGGGGGCCGGCAAAGGCTTGGCCTATCTCGCGCTACGTGGACCGACAGACAAAACAGAATTAGAGCCGTTCACGCTCCCATTTGAGTGCCTGGAGTTGACAGTTGTGGGCCTGCATGCGTGCGATCCTGATGTGTGGGAAGACGTGCTTGAGAAGATGGTGATGCCAGCATGACGAAACTACGCCCAGAGATAGCGCCGACGCGGAACAAGAAGCCGCTCGAGATGTACTATGACCGACTCGGCAGGTACAGGGAGCCGAAGACGATTCCCTATTGGCCGGCTGTGCTGCTAGTTCTCGGTACGTTTTTGATCGGTACGTTTTTGATCGGTACGTTTTTGATCGGGAGGGCTGTGCTGTGACATGCCTCCACTGTGATCAACCCCCCGACATGACAGGCCGTTCTGTGTGCCGTAAGTGCTACAACGCTCAGCGAAGGGCCAAGCGCCCGAGGAGGGGCTACCGAAAGCCCCACTGTTGCGGGTACTGCGGGGAGCGAGGGCACACAGCTAGGACGTGTACCTCTGCACACCTGGGGATCCGCGAGGCTCGTAGTACAGACGAGGTCTGCCTTGAGATGTTCACCCTCCACAAGGCTGGGACTCCCTATCATGAGCTGACGAAGCTCTATGGCATGGGTGAGGGCACGGTCTATCGAAGGCTCAACAGGGCCAAGGAACTCCTGAAGCGTGAAGAATCCTAGGTTTGAGAACATGGGCAGGTGTAAGTACGTGCTCATAAAGGAAAAGGAAGCGGTCACTATGAAACTGGTATACATGGCACACTGCGTTAGGCCTGAAGCAGGGGAGTCAATCGCTGGCAATCTGGCGAGCGCCAAGGCCTGGCTGAAGTTCCTGAACGAGCGGCATCGGGATGAGTTTGTATTCATCGCCCCTTGGATTCTCGGCTGTGAACTGTGGGACGACAGCAACCCCGAGGAGAGGGCGTATGGATTCGAGATGAATCAGTGCGTTATCTCTCGATGTGATGAGCTCTGGATGGTAGGGCCTCGATTGAGCAACGGCATGCTTGAAGAGCGGGCGGTGATTGAGGCCAATGGGGGCTCAGTAACAGACTTCACGGGTATGAGCATTGCGTGAGCGACAAGCGCAAGTTCCTCCCGCCCTGGCGCGAGCTGCAGTCAGACGGAACGCTAGGGCCTGAGTATGGCCCTAAGACAGCCTCAGCGTATGCTCGGCAGACTGCTCTGCACAATGACTGGGCTCATCGTAAGTCAACAGCCCCTAACTACCGTGACAACGCGCCGATTATTCACGCGTTTATGGCATCGGAGCCCGATCTCGCCGACTGCTATCGTGACACCTATGAAGAGATCTACAGCAAACACCGATCGATCAAGCGAATGGCGAGAGACACGGGGTTGAGCCGTAGTACAATCAAATCGTATGTGAGGCGACTGACGGAGAAGGCGTTGACTTGGGCTAATGGGGGTGGGGATGACTGAGATAAAAGAGGACTGCTCAATCTGTAAGCACCGAAACGCAGACTTCGCACCTGGCTCGTTCAAGTGTGCCTTCTACCAGATGGGCGTCGTGCCTGGAGATTGGTGCCAAGGCTACAAGCGGAAGGACCTCTCGGAGGCAGAGATGAACACCTACCGCGCGCGCTACCTGGGCAGCCCTGAGCGCCGGCTCTTCGATGCTGTGCAGACAGATACGGCACTCGACGCAGACGCGTGCTCTGTAGTGCTCGACAAGCTTGAGGAAGACGGGTTCATGGCAGCGCTTGAGTATTTGATGACCTACCCTGAGTTCTGCCTCAAGGCTGCTAAGAGGTTTGTGTGAGCGAGCACGAGCCCCACGGAGAGCTTGGGCGCTGCTTCTGCTCGAGGTGCGGCACTAAGGCACAGAACTACACAAGACTTCGGCAACTCAAGACCCCCGCTCGGGGTATGTTCGCCTACGCCAGGGAGAGTCAGCTCGACCCCGAGGAGATCGCCGTTGCCCTCGACGTGTTGGAAGAGGAGGGCTACCCGGCAGCTCTGCGATATCTGATGAAGTTTCCGCCATTTGCGGGGCGTGTGCATGCTGCCAAGCGTAGGGCAATCTCCGACAATGCCAAGGATGGGCGCACTGCTTACGGAGCAGAACTTGACAGACAGGGGGGAATCAGCACAGAATGAGCGTGCCACCCCCCAGTGCTAGACCTAACTACGCCCTCTATCCCGTTGAGGTTGATTCCCACTACTTCTGTTGGCGATGGACTGGGCGACGTGACAGACAAGGTTACGGCCTTGTATCTGGCGCTGGGCGGGTTTTGGCGCATCGACACGTCTACTCAGAAGAGGTAGGCCCCATCCCACCCGGTCTTGAATTAGATCACTGGTGTAGGCGTGTCGACTGCGTTAATCCTAGGCACTTGCAGGCTGTGAAGCGGGCAGTGAACGAGCAGCGCAAGAGTTGGCGCAATCGTGTGAGAATGGCAGCCTGCAAGGAGGGGCACGAGAAGTTCCGATACGGTAGGCGCACAAAAGAGGGCGGGATCGTCTGTACTTTGTGTAAATAGGGGCTAGACGGGGTATTGTAAGGACTGATACACTTCACGCGTGAGGTGCCATCATGACTACAAATACACTACTCGACACGAAGCGGGAGCACGATAGGCTCCGAACAATCTACCTGAAGCAGCTAGTAGCCATGCGCCTACAGCGTGACCTGGCCCGACGCCTTCGGTTAGTCGCCTGATTTCAGTCATAGATCCTCGCCCTCAGATACGCGCTCACACGCAGCTCAATGGTAGAGCATCCGCCTAATAAGCAGAAGTTATGGGTTCGATTCCCATCGTAAACATCAGCGATATCACTCGGCGAGGATCAGCATGGCTAACGAACTGACAATCAACCTCAAAGTAGGCTACGAGAGCGGGAACACCTCCGATCTCTTCGAGCTGGCCCTCAACCTGGCTGTGTCGCAGTCGACGGCTAACTCCTACATGAGGAGAACCCAAGTGATTGGAGCCTCAGAGGAGGCCCTAGTGCTCGGAGACTTCACGTCGGGCTTCATTGCCGCTGTGAATCGAGACGCTACGCAGCGCATCACGATCCGCGACAGCACTGGCGGCAAGAACATGATTGACATGGGGCCGGGCGAGCCGTGCCTCTTCAGGATTCACGGAGATTCGGGCGCCCCGTTCGTTATTGCCGATGGGGGTACTCCGACACTGGAATATGTGATAGTTGGTAACTAGTGGGGACGAGGGAACAGAATGACAAGCGGGCCCGTAGTCACGGCAATGGCTGGCCTAGGAGTATCGTTGACGACCTTCGTTTCTGGGCCTTCCCTGAAGAGAGTATAGCTGTCGCCTTGGATGTCTACGAAGAGCAGGGGATCGCCGACTACGCTGACTGGGTTAACAGAGAGGCAGGAGGTCGCCGCTACTGGGAGATTTCTTGAGCCCGATGAGCCTACTCACAGCACAGAACGACGCCCGAGCATGGGCTATGTACTGGGACGAGATACGCCAGCTTCGGAAGCGAGGCATGAGCGAGGAGAGCCTTGCTGTTGCGCTCGACGTGCTTGAAGAGGAAGGGCGTGACGCCTTCTGTGCTTGGGTAGCTAAGGAGCTTGGGGCTGTGCGGTACCCTCCGTTGTGTCTGCCTAAACCTCTCTCATTCGTCGAGCTGATGAAGAGGCGCTATCCTCTAAGTAATGCCCCCCTTCCTGATATTGTCTACGACGCAATTGAAGCACGGGTTAGGTGGTACTGCAGCGACCTCGCGACGATCCCAGGGCGAAACGGAGTCTTCACAATTCCCGACGACGCGTGACACCCCGAAAAAATATCAGGCCTCACGTTTTAAGCGCCCAACTCACACCCCTGTCGCCCGTATTCACCCGGGGGGCGACACACCTCGAGGGCGTGCCCCCCCATTTTCGAGCGTGACAAATGGGCACACTGATGCATTGTTCAGTGCCTAGCTAACTGCGTGAATCGAGGTAGTTTAGGCGTGCGATCCCCTTAGGTGTGAGGTGAATCATCCCGTCAATCTCAACGAGCAGGCGCGAGGTGAAGTGCGGGGCCGATGCTACCAACTGCAGCAAGCGCAACGGCATAGTGCACCGATCTGCGATAGTGAGTAGTCTGTGTTCGGCGGTCATAACGCCCCCTCATGGATCGCAGCTCGGAGCTCAGACTGCCGTACCTCATGCTCATGCTTGGCGCGTGCAAGTGTCTGTGCGCCTAGCTGCAGAGCATCGATAGACTTGGCGCTCTGTGTTTCTGAGTTCAGCGCATCGACTAGACGCCCTATCACGTAGAGTAGATAGTAGGTATTCATATTCTCTCCAACGAGTGATGGCCCCAATGTAGGGGCCAGTGTTGCTATTTGGGTGTGAGTCTCAAAGCGCAGGTGAGTTATAGCAAGGAGTCTCACAAGCATCTCTGAGTTCTTCGAGCTCTTCCACTGGCACGATGACAACGCACCCACAACAGCAGTCAGTGTCATGCGTCCGCCTCCACTCTTCCCACAGTGCACCTTTTTCGCTCGTGTGAGTTGAGACTACACCACCGCCATGAAACGCGGTCTGTACTACGGCGTGAGTGTCTGGGCCTTCGGGCTCGATGGGCTTGACCGGTTCCCATACTACTTCTACCTCAACCTCAGAGCCCTCGATGTAGTCATACCCAAGACATAGATCGCAGTCATCCACAGAGCATTGCCTGTAGGCTCCTGCAGCATTAGGGCAACGCTCACAAATGGTGGCGGTGATACGGTAGGCCTGAAACTCATATTCACCGCATGTATCGTCGGGCGCACAATTCTCGCGGAGGTACCCCTCTACTTCTGCGATTGCGTCTGCGATGTTAGTCGACTCAAGATCGACATGAGGAAAGCTTTCATCAAAGTAAATTGGCATAGTTGATTCCCTTGTTGTGTGTAGATAAACCTACAGTTAGCCTCACGAATGATCGCGAGGCCACAGAAGGTTTAGCTAAGCAGTTTGAGCCAAGCGCTACCATCGCGAGTGTGCGAGACAAATAGCAGCGATCCTGTTTGTGTTCGGTAGTAACAGCCTGATGCATGCCAGAGCTCAAACCTGGCGCGCACGGTTTCTAGGTATTGGGCGATTTGGTGCGGGGTTAAGAACATTGGTATCCCCTAGCACTGGCGACAAGTTTAGCAACTTCACCTAGTTCGGCGATGAGAACAAACGTCTGAGCAATAGTGGAGTCCCAATAGTGGACACCAAACGACTGATCAGCTGTTATCGCGAGCAAGTCAGATAGGTTGTGGGCGATGATAGTCACTCGCGTTTCAAATGCTGAGAACCCTGATGCTCTAAGCATACGCTTGGCGACAATGATATCTTCGCCAATGACATGGAGTAACTCAGACGCATGTTGAGTTTGCTTTGCTTGGTTCATTAGGAGTCATCTCCAGTCATGAGCATGAGACTCATCAATCCAAGGATTTCGTGTGTGCGCTCCCCGTAGGTCATCGGGTTGAGGTTGCACATGAAGAAGCCCTGCTTAAAGTCTTGACTGTACTCGTCGCCAATCACGTCATTTGGCCCACAGATACCGTCAAATGCATCACGATAGCCGTTAACAATGTGGACCATTCGCACACGCTGTGAACCCGGTGGGCAGATAAGGATCATGTGGTCTAGTAGGTCGTTAGCTGATATGTCGTCTATTTGTGAGGTTGGCATGATTGATTCCCTTGTTGGAGTTGATTCCCTATATTGCAGGCGTTGTGCCATGCCTAAGCGATTGAATACGCTAGGCTTGGGTGACCTGAGATGCTACAAAGTGTCGTTTGTTTGGTCGGGTGACCTGAGATTAGACATCAGCAGCGCAAGTAGGTGAGAATGGGCAGCATGTGTCGTCTTGCGCGTTGAACCGCGATAGGTACTCAGCCATTGCGTCATGGCCATCTTCTTCATACACGTCTAACGCCACGCTTAGAGTATCGGCGTCAAACTCTGCGAGTAGATGCTCTTTGTAGGTGCGACGCTTCCAGCTGAAAAGCATGTCAAGGCGTACCTCGTTCGCATCGGCGACACTCCAAGACAGGCGTTCAGTTTGCCTCACTGAAGAGTGGTACGAGACATTGGAGTAGAAATTGACATCGAAGTAATCAGACTGAATATCACTTCCGTTGTGATTGTAGGCTGAAAGCATCGCCTGGATACGTGCGATTGTGCTCTAGCCCTTGGAGGTCAACTCCCTATCGTATGGGTTGTTCCAGCCACCTTGGTAGTCCTTGTTGTAGATGACAGCATCTACACTCTTCAGTACTACATCGATATTCTGCCCTCCGCTGTAGCGGCTGATACGCACACTAGCCTTAAGCTTGGGGAGGTCTCCACTCTTGCTTGCTGCCTTGATAGCTTGGCGCACTAGCTTGGCGATGTCCTTCACATTGAGTGAGCCGTCATACTTGTTTCCATAGCTTCGTTCGTACATGTTGATTCCCTTCGTTAGTGTGTGCACATACGTAATGCTAAAGGCGTGCCAATCGCTAAGTATATGACCCTAGGTGCGCAGAATCCCTCGCCTTAATGATATCAGGGGCCTGGTCTGTGACAGAAGCGCACAGTGTCTGAAAGCACGACAGAGGGGAGCTAAGTGTAAGATTTCACACGTGGGGGAGGGTGCCCCCGCTCGAGTTTAGACAACAGCGCGTGAGTAGAACTCCGCCCGTTTTGACCCCCATTTTCGTCCAGACCGTGTAAGGTGCTGACATATGGGGACAAAACGACAGCTTTACGCCTTCCAGAGCCGCAAGGCGCCCGGTTATGTGGCAGTGAAGACCTTCGGCAACGGAATTGGGCACGCTCATTCGCCCTGGCAGCCCCTGGCCTGGGCTAGGGCCCCTCGGTTCCGCCACCTGCTCATCACTCGCCAATCTCTGCCGGCTGCTACCCTCTACGCCATGCGCAAGAAAGAGGAGTGGGGCTGGGACTTGCAGCCTATCCTGATATAGAGTAGCCCTAGTACCCAACTGCCTCCGCATCGACCCGATCCCGCCCAAAACGATCCGAATAACACGTCACGGAGCCCCTTCACTCGTGTAGTGTGGACCTATGGGAATCATCAACGGCGTCGCGGCCCTCTATGTCGAGGCAGGCGGCGTCTATTCAACTGTTGAGGGCGTAGGTCTGTGGGATATCACCCGAGACGCGCGCAAGTACCGAGGCCCACACCCTGTTGTCGCCCACCCTCCGTGCAACCTGTGGACAAACCTTGCGCACGTGAACTTCAAACGCCAACGCTAGGGAAGAAGGAAGCCTCCCGCACCCCACCCGAGTTCAGAGACCTTCTGCTCTCGATGGCACGCTCAGCCTCCAAGTGACCCTCCTAGCCCAAAACAATCTACGCCTCAACGGCAACCCCTACCGTCATCAGTACATCACGGCAGCAAGAGGCGGCGTTGACGACGAGACTATCTCGGTCATCCTTGACGCTCAGGAGGAAGGGCAGCCCCGCTCAGTGTGGCAGGTGGCCCTGATCCAGGCGGCGAAGACTTGGCCTTGGATGTGGCGACTCTTAGGCTATGGCATGGAGGTGGGAAGTACCCCCATGTCTATGCTGGGAACACACTCAGGTGACAAGGATTGGTTTCCTCTAAGATATCACGTGGGGGTGTTTGGGACTGTAGAGTTCGACGGGGCTCATGCCAAATTCAGGAACGACGGCAGCCGTTGGCGAAAGACTGCCGACGTAGTGCGCGACGACAGTGGGTTCTTCACCGAGTACCCGGCCCTTCACATCGACGCCGAGACTATGCGCGCCTCTGCAGCCAATCGGAACGCCTTCCATCGCCTCATGCCGATAGCCGGCGTCAACCCTTCAGACATTCTCAATGAGCCAACAACAAACACGCAAACAGATCGAGGCAACGAAGGCTGAGCTCCGTGCGCAGCTCAAGTCAATCAAGACTGCCCGCCTCGCTCTTGAGCCGGGGGAGTTCAACCCGAAGCTGGCGACCTCCCTCAACACTTGCTCTAAATCGCTGTCCCTGCTCAGTGCGGAGGAGCGGCAACTAGACAAAGGCCTGAAGGTTGCGGTAATAAACATCAGTGCTGAAGACGAAGACGACGTCATTATGAATCGCCTGTCAGAACTCAGCCCTCTACGGCGTCAGAAGATTGCGCTACATCTCGAAGAACTGAGCGAGGAAGAAGACTCGCTGTTAGGACATGGATCATGAGCCCCGAATGGACTAAGTACACCCCCGGCGCCTCTTCAGGGATTAAGCCCGAGGCCTACGACGCAATCGTCACGAAGAAGTATGAAGACGGGGCCTACTCCCTCGTTGTCTTCGGCATGGGAGAGGGCGCTACTCTCGTGCATGTATGCGCCCCTGAGAAGGAGACTCCTCGACCTAAGCCCCTCCGACGCAAGCGGATCCCAAAGACTGTGAGCCCCGGTGACTCGTAAGTCCTGGCGGCAGTATCAGCGGCGCCTCAGACTCAAGCAGCGAGTCGTAGACGCCAAGAACAAGAAGAAGACTCGGGCAGGGGCGATACACTCCCCGAACCCTGAGTACGCCAACAAGGGCATCAGGCGTCTATTCAGAGACTACGATGCTCGATGTGGCAAAGATGAGAGCCGACGCCGACGAGGGCTCAGACCCCTGAAGGTGGGAAGACAATGATTCAGCTAACAGAAGCAGGGCAGAACTACCGGATGTACAAGCGTGACACTGACGGGCTCTACGCCTGTATCACGGCGCCCTTCGTGCTCAACACCTTCGCTCAGGCCGAGGACGTCTTCAGGGCTCACGATAAAAAGCCGACCTGGCTGAAGGTCAACAGGATCGCTATCGGTCAGCCTTATCGAGGCAAGGCCGTGAGGAAGATCGACTTTCAGCAGCGAGTCATCAAGGTGCGCGGGGGCAAGGTCTACCGTTTCACTGAGAGCGGCGACCTGGCTGACGTCGTGATGCCTGACTGGGTGTGTCCTAAGTGAGCGGCGAAGCAAGAGACACCTACATCGAGGAGCTTGAGGAGTTCGTCAAGGAGATGGCAGGCCTCCGGCACGCGATGCCACATGATAAGACCTGCCCTGATTTCAAATGCCGTATAGGGCAGATGGCTCAGGCTATTCTCGACAAGGGCAAGCGATGAGTCAGTGGATGATGCTCGACTTCGTCTGCCCTAAACACGGGCGCTTCGAAGTGCTGTGGGACAAGCGAGACGGGGAGCCGCTGTGTGCAGAGTGCCCTGTTGTTGTTGACGCTGATACCTTCAGTTCCAACCCCGCTGGCGTCTTCTGCCTCCACTCCTCACCTCCTGCCACAGCCTACGCCGTCTCGGGCAAGGTGAGACTCGCTGAGGTCTCACAGGGCAAGAACGATCAACCCCTCCCTCCGCACATCCTGAGCACACGAGAACTAGCCGACGGGATGAGCCGGGCAGAGTGGGACGCGAAGAATCGCAAGGCCTCACGAGACCGACGCCACGCTGAGATCAAGAGAGAGCTAGGATGAATTATGGCCAACAACAAGAAGAGCTCCCCCAGCCCTAGCGTTATCAGAGACAGAGACGACACCTACGCGGGTACACCGAAGAAGAAGAAGAAGAAGAAGGCCACTACCCCCTACCGACAGATGGACCCCGACGCCAAGGCTGCCCTCCTCAAGAAGATGGAAGACGCAGCAGGCCCACCCGTCGACGCTATTGACCTCCTCCGGGACGAGAACGCACGACAGGCCAAGGCTCAGCCGTCTGAGACCCCCTACCGACAACTCGGCCCTGAGGAGCAGGGTGCAACGCTTAAGCGCATGGAAGACGCTGCAGGGCCGGCTATAGATGCCAGGGCTCTGATGCGGGAAGAGGCTCTACGCCAACGCCTCCTGAAGCAGCAGCGGGACAGGCGACTGAGGGATGCCCTCCGAAGACACTACGGCATGAGCGAGCGCCCAACGGTGTCAGGGTTATGAGCGAAAGACCTACGATAACCCTCTGCAACCCTATGGCAGCGTCGAGCTTCAGGGTGGGCCAGACGGTAGGGTACCGTGAGCGCCGACGCTGGTACGTGAGGCTGTGGCACTGGCTTAGGCGGAAGAAGTACCCCGCAATTACCGTAATTACCGACATTGACTATGAGACGGGCACAATCACGTTGAGCAGTTCATGAGCGAAGAAGAAAAGCCCCTCAATCTCCTAGAGTACGTCTCGCGCCTCTTTGGGCCCGTACCCCTAGACGAAGACATTTACACGCACGTAGCTCCGATCCCTAGGATCAAGCTCCTCATACATGAGCCAAATACTCGCCTATCGCCCCGCAATTGACTCAGATATGAGGTTGGTTGTTGAGGGCTTCCTTGACTCCTACCGCACTAGCCACGCTGCCGGCCTGATCTCGATGGAGAGATGGCATGACGTGATGAAGAACGAGTGGATGACGATTCTCGCTCGCCCTGGCACTGAGGTCTTTGTTGCCTACTGCCCCGACGAGAAGGGTACAATGTCGGACCTCTACGGCTACATCGTCGTAGAACGTAGCTATGAGCATAAGGGCGAGCCGATGCCCTTTGTTGTCTATATCTACGTGAAGCACTCATTCCGCAAGAAGGGGTGGCACATCTTCAGCGGCCTCTTCAAGGCTGCAGAGATTGACCCCTCCGAGCCCTTTCACTACGCCTGTAAGACAGCGGCAGTGTCGAGGCTCAAGCCCAAGACTCCCAAAGCTCAGTGGAAGCCGCTAGCTATGCGGTTCCCGCCACCTAAGAAAACCCCCTGAAGGAGAGAACATGTCCAAATCAGCAGCAAAACAGAAGCTAGAAGCGATGCCCAACAAGGACGAGTGGTCTAGCATCGACTTTATCCTATTCCCCGCAGATCGACCGATGCGGCTGCCTGGCAGCCCTTCTGCTACGAGCCTCAGCAGTAACTCAAAGCGCAAGGCTTCAAAGTACGTGATCGAGTACTCACGGCACGAGAAGATGTTCCGTGTTTGGTTTTACGCGCCCAGCAAGCCCCGAGCGTACGAGTTGATCCCCCTACACCAGGTATCAAAACTCGTCCCCTTCCAGAACGGCGCCAAGGTCGTCATTCCCGGCCAACCCCGAGACTAGTGGAGCCCCTATACGGGGCCTGGCTAGAGCATCACTTTGAGGCAGCGAAGAAGGCCCGAGAGGCCGTGCCTACCGAGGCGATCTGTGCGCGAGTGCTCGCAGCGAATCACCCCAATCAGAGAGCCTTCGCCGAAGACCCTAACCTCCTGATAGCGGCAGTCATCGCCCGAGGTGGCGGTAAGACTACAGGCGGCAGAACGAGGTTCCTCCTCCGAATGCTGCGTGTTCCTAAAGCTCGATGCCTGTTCATCGCTACAACGCGAGGGCAAGCCGAAGAATTCATGTGGGAGCCTCTGAAGGAGTTGTGTGCCGCTCTAGATATCCCCGCCAAGTTCCAGGAGACAAAGCTGAAGTGTACATTCCTACACAACGGCTCAACACTCAGACTCGTAGGCGCCGACGACAAGAAGGAAGTAGGCAAACTCAGAGGGCAGCCCTTTCATGAGGTTGGCATCGACGAGGGCGCCTCTTACCCTGACGCGCTGCTGAAGAATCTTATCTACCGCATCATTCAGCCTCGCCTGGGTGACTTCGACGGGAAGCTGTGGATCATCGGAACGCCTGGGCACTTGCTCGTCGGCCTCTTCTACGAACTCACGCGCATCGGCTCGGAGCTGAGCGTACCCTTCGACAAAAGGACCCCTGATTGTGAGTCTTGGAGCTATCATCACTGGACGCTCAAGGACGGCGCTCAATCAGTGCCAGCGATGCGCAAGCTTTGGGCCGCTGCGGTCAGGAACAAGCGTGTCAACAAGTGGAGTGACGATAACCCAATCTGGAAGAGAGAGTATCTCGGACTCTGGGCAGGCGATGACACAGAGAATGTCTTCAAATACCGGGCGCACCTCGACGACGGTACCCCGTGGAATCAGTGGGACCCGGAGCTCAACCCCCTCGGATTTGCCAAGCTCCCCAAGCAGTACGGAGAGTGGCAGTACAGTTACGGGATGGACCTGGGAGAGAGCGACCCTTTTGCCCTAGAGATCTTCGCTTGGAGCCCTCACGACCCTGACAAGAACCTCTATCACGTCTACGAGCACATTCACGAGGGCACGATGTACTCTAAGAAGCTCGCTGAGCTGCTCATAGGAGAGCCTCTAAGGGCCGAGTCCCCCGAGGGGTGTATCGGTCACTCGGGATGGCCAACGGGGCTTGTAGCCGACATGGCGGGCCTAGGAGGGGCCATCTTGAAGGAGGTTGAGGAGGTCTACGGCGTCAAGATTCTCCCGGCAGCGAAAAAAGACAAGCACGACGCTATCAGCATGTTCAACGGGGACCTGATCGACGGCAGAACGAAGATTCTCAAGGGCTCAGCACTCGAAATGCAGCTCGTGACGCTTCAGTGGCTTGTCGACGAATACAATCGCATGAAGGAGAATCCCTCAATGCGAAACGACGCGACCGACGCGGCAGTCTACGCCAGGAGGGAGGCCTTCCACCTTCACTCGAAGGAGCAGGACGCGAAGAAGCCCTACTTTCCGCCCAAGCCCGACATGATGCTCGTTCCCGACGAAGACGACGAAGACGAGTTCTCTGAATATGTCTCTGATGACGACTACGACGATTACATGGATGTGTTTCAGTGACTAAAGCCCAGAAGAAGAACGCCGAAGAACTGCTCGACCTGCTCATAGCCAAGGGGCCGGCCCTACGTGAAGCAGGGTTCACCGAAGTGAAGACTTCAGACCTGAGCTTTTCACTGGCCCCTATCAAACCGGAGTTGGATCTCGACGCCCTCATCCCTGTCAAGGGTCCCGACGAGCGCGCTATGGAGCAAGAGATGGACGCGTTGATGGATCCAATGACCTACAACAGCGAGGGCTCGGTCCCTGGCTACTACGAGCAAAGGCGCCAAGGTCCCGCCTCCAACGATAACCCTAGGACCCTAGACGATGGCTGATCTCAATCTCAAATGGCAGAACACGCCAGACGGAGAGCCTGTGCACACGCAGGTTTTCGGGTATGTATCAGAAGTAGAGCGTTCGCAGTCTGACCTATTCGACAGGTTCAACAAACTCGCGTTCCTCTACGACTCCTACTCCCGATCGTACCTGGGCGACCGACGCGCCAAGGATGCCCTCGTCTCTGAGAACGTCATCGCTTCGAACGTTGACACAGTATCGGCTGCCATCTCTGCGACTGAGGTACGCCCCCGCATCATGACTGACGATGCCGACTGGAGTACTCAGCGGCGAGCCCGGAAGCTCGAGCACTACACTTCTGACCTCATCCGCTCGCACGACGTGCACAAGCAGGCCCGTCGAGGGTTCAAAGAGGGCGCCCTCAAAGGCACAGGCCTCGTCAAGGTCTACCCCGATCGCTTCAATCGTATTCAGGTCGAGAGAGTCCTAGTTGATGACATCATTGTTGACAACGTAGAGGCTCGCCTTCGAGAGCCGCAACAGATGCATCATCGGATGTTCATCGACAAGGAAGTGCTCAAGTCTAGCTTCCCCGACTCCTCCAAAGACATCGACAACATGAACGTCGGCTCTACTACGATGGGAGTTCAGCGTCTCTGGGCTGACTATCGCCCAATCGATGACTCTGAAGTAGTCGCGATCGAGTCTTGGTACCTGCCTCTGGGCGTCGAGGGGCACGACGACTACAAGCCTGGGAGGCACACAATCTGTGTTGACGGGGCTGACCTGCTCGATGAAGAGTGGGAGAAGGAACGATTCCCCTTCGCTGTCTTCAAGTGGAGCGAGCGCCCTATCGGCTGGTACGGCATTGGTGGAGCTGAGCGGATCGCGGGACATCAGCGAGAGCTCAACAAGACGAACTGGCAGATTGACCGACAGATTCAGCAACTTGCCGTCCCTGTCACATACATCAGGCCGGCTGACGCCAAGCTATCAATTCAGACTACAAACCGAGCAGGGACCTTCGTCGTCATCAAGGGCGAGTACCCGAAGACAATCCTCCCTCAGGCCGTGAGCGCTGAGCAGTACGCACGCAGAGAGGCAATCAAGGCCTCAGCGTTCGAAGAGTTCGGAGTGTCTCGGATGGCGGCGAGTGCTGCCAAGCCTGGCGGGTTAGACTCTGGCGTTGCTCTTCGAGAGTACCGCGATCAGACTACTCAACGCTTCGCACTCCAAGAGCAGGACTTTGAGAACTACGTCTTAGACATCGCTTGGCTCATGCTCGATGTCTGCAAAGACCTGGGCGACGACGCTCCCGAGGTTGTGCGACGCTCTCGCTTTGGCCCCAAGGTCATCGAATGGAGTGACGTTGACATGGGAGAGGTGAGGGTACAAATGTACGCCGCTTCCGCCCTCGCTAAGACCCCTGCAGGTAGAACGCAGCTTGCGCTTGAGATGGCACAGGCAGGCGTTATCTCGCAGGACGAAGCCCGGCGCCTCATGCGGCACCCTGACAACGAGAGGGCCCTATCGCTCTACACGTCAGGGATTGAAGCCCTTGAGCGCATCATTGAGGACATCCTTGACGGTGAGCGACTTGTGCCCGAGCCTAATCAGCCCCTGAAGCTGGGGATCTGGCGATTCACTCAGGCTATCAACTTGGCCGAGAGTGACGGAGCGCCCGAGGAGGTCATCGAGAATCTACGCACGTGGCTCAACACTGCGGCTTGGATGCTCGACGAGCAAGAGCGCAAAGAGTCAGAGATGGCGGCAGCGGCACAGGTCGCACAGCAGGCAGCCCTCGCACCTCCTCCTGAAGCCCTACCTCCTGCCGCCGGGCCTGATGTGGCGGCACCCCTAACGCCCGAGATGGGCGCGGCTATGACTGGCGCGGGCGTCGGTCCTGGCTCGTTTATGCAGTAGACGCGTTCCGTTGTACTCCTCGGGTTCGTTCGACCTGAGAGTGCAACGCTTCAAAGATAGACCCCTGATTACGGAGAGAACATGCCCCTAGAAGAAGACAAGTACAGCAAGCCCTCAGAATTGAGCGGCGACGACAGAGACGCAATGCTCGCCGATATGGGCAACATTGACGATGAGACCTTAGAGGCCAAGACGCCCGAGGCTGAACCTAAGCCTGAGATTGAAGAGGAGATAGTAGTTGAGGAAGAAGACGAGTCTGAAGAACAGGCGGAAGAAGGCGAAGAGGAATCAGAGGAGGAAGATCCTGAAGAGTCAGACGATGACGACGCTGAACCTGACACCGACCCCGAGCCCGACGAACTTAAATCCCTAGCGGCTGAGCAACAGCGAGAGAAGCGCTTCAAGGAGCGCATGGCCTCTGAGAGGGCGGCCTTCGCTCAAGAGCAAGCCGAGTTCAAGGAGCTTCTAGCAGAGGCCCAAGAACTGAAGAACGGGCACGACGCTCGACAACGCCTGCACTTCGACCCCACAGGGAAGAGTGCCGACGAACTACTGTCACGCTCGAAGCAACTCTACGCGATGAGCAAAGCGGCAGGCCCTAACGCCACACATGCCGAGCGCACAGAGGCGAAGCGACTACAGACGGCTCAGACTGTTGAGGCACGCTTGACGGGCTTAGAGAACGAGAACAAGGCCCTCAAGACTACTATTGAGAACAAGGAGCGCCAGGCACAGGCGAAGATAGAGGTAGACAGGTACGTCGGTGACATCGCCAAGGCCTCAACCCCTGAGACCCCCCTAGTGCACGCCCTGCTCAACGGCAAGGGCGCCGAGAAGGCACGGAGCACAATCCTCAGCATTGCTGCGGCGATGCACGAGCAGTCTGGAGAGCGTCCCGACGCTGCCGATGTGCTCGCGGTATACGAAGATTCAGAGCGAGCCTGGTACGAAGAACGGAACTTAAATCCCGACGTCGTAGCAAAAGCTCGTAAGAAGAAGACGAAGAAGAAAACCCCTGAAGCTGGAGAGAAGACCTCAGCAACACTTGGAAACGATCTTGGATCAACAACCAAGCCGCGCAAAGGACCTATGACGAGACGTGAGGAGAAGGCCGATGTCCTGAGGGACCTCGAGTCTGGAAACTTCAGCTCATAGACGTAGGAGCGCGGCGATTGCAGAAGGAATTCTCAAATGGCCAGTGGCTCACTAACAACAGTCGCATACATCTACAAGCGACTCTACTCAGACAAAAAGGTCGGGGACATGGCAATGCGCTATCACCCAACCCTGTCGAAATGCTCCAAAGAAGGCGGCTTTGGCGGCGTTACTTTTCACTACCCCGCACGATACGGAAACCCGCAGGGTATCTCCGGTACCTTCGCCGACGCTCAGACTGCTGCTGAAACCTCCAAGGGTGAACAGTACGCAGCTAGTCGCTCTATCAAATACGGTGTCATCACTGTAGACGGTGAATCGATGGCAGCGGCCGAGGGTTCCAAGTCTGCCTTCCTCGACCTCGTTACTCAGGAAACTGACGGCGTGATCGAAGCGATGGGTGACACCTTGGGCTTCGACTTCTTCCGAGCTGGCAACGGTCAGCGTGGGCGTCGTTCGAGCGCATCAACCGATATCATCACATTGAGTGTCGCTGACGACGTCCGAAACTTCAAGGTAGGCATGACGGTCATCGCTTCAGCTAACGCTGACGGCTCGTCTGCTCGTTCAGGCTCTACCAAGGTCGAAGCGTTCGATCAGAGCTCGGGCACTATCACTTTGGTATCGGCTGCAGCTCTGATCTCCTTCGCCGACAATGACTATTTATTTAGGTTGGGCGACCCTGCTACGTGCATGGATGGACTTGCCGACCTGTACCCTCTGACTGCTCCGGTCTTCGAGTCTGACTCGTTCCGTGGCGTCGACCGAGGCCAGGCTGTTGAACTCTTGAGCGGCGTACGTATCGATGATACTGCTACGTCAATCGAGGAGAACGCGGGCCTTGTCGCTGTCAACATCGCTCAGAACGGCAAGCGCTCTGACACCCTCGTGTTGAACCCGATCAACTACTGGCAGGTGATTCGTCGCCTCAATGCCAAGGTCGAGTTTGACGACGGTGGCGGAACTGCTAACTACGGTTTCGAGTACTTCAAGATCCACTCCCCAGCGGGTACTTTGAAATGTTACTCCGATGCCGATTGCCCTACGAACCGAGGCTACGTGCTCAATCAGTCTACGAACTACATCAAACATCTGAAGGCGTTCATTCACGTGATCACCGACGATGGGCGACCGACGCTCAGGCAGACTTCTGCTGACGGCATCGAGGCTCGTATTCGAAGCATGTCAAACCTCATTGGCAACGACACCGCTTGTAACGGCGTCTTCTCCATCTAACCCACAGGCGGGGTAGCAACTGCTGCCCGGCCTACTCCTAGGAAAGGTCCAATCAAATGGCTCTAGAAGATAGAAAACAGTGGGGAGAAGTACACCGAGACCTCCCCAGCGGCGCTCGAAGTGAATCGACGCCCGCCCCTCTAAGGTGTTCCAAGCGTGGAGAGCTATATACTCACTCGATTGCGAAGGGTCGTATGGCTCTTTCCGACGAGGGGTCATACTTCATCGCTACCAACCCTACGCCCGGCACAGGTGTCGCAGGAATCGCCGCCACTGGCGCTTTCTCGGCTCTTGAGACGCTGATCCACCTACGCAACAACAGCAGCGGTGACAACGCGACGCGCCTGTATATGGACTACATCAAGCTGCAGACAACCGTGGCCGGTACCAACGGCACTGACTGTCTGTACACGATCAATCTGGACTCAGGCACATCTCGCTACACCTCGGGGGGCGCAGCAGTTGTGCCCGTCAATCCGAACATGGACAGCAGCGGCACACCTAACTCCACACTCTATGTGGGAGCCCTGGTAACTGCTGCAGCTACGTCTGATGTTCGTCAGGTAGCCAATGGCGTGCTCCGGCCCGTCATCTCTGTAGTGGGCGATGAGTTCCTCTTCGACTTCGGCGGGGATGTTAAGGGAGGCGCTGGCAGCCTCTTCGAAGGCACCCTCATCAGTCGTCAGGTGATTCCTGTCGCCCCCGTCATCCTGGGTCCAACGGATCAACTAGTGATGTCGTTCTACGCAACCTCGCAGACTGCCGCGACCTCGTTTGAATTCGAGATCGGGTACTACGAGCGTTAAGACCTTCGAGGGGTAGCACCTGTTGCCCCTCGATACTTGAAAGGAGACAACTATGTCATTAGATGCATTTCCAGTAAAAGCCAACGCGCCCGAACTGATTGAACATGTGTGCCTCGCCGTTGGTGGGGCTTCAGCGATCACAAAGGTGAGCGGGGAGGGGATTGCTGTCTCCCGAACCGACACGGGGGACTACTTGCTCACTTGGAGCGATGCCCCTGGTAACTTCAAGGGGGCAACTGCCTCTCTGCAAGCTACTACTATCGGCGACCTGGCAGGTCACACTGTAGTCTTCGGAGCGTTCACTGCGGGGGGCACTACGTTGGCCTTCGGAGTCTACAACGCCGCTGACGCCTCGCACGACCTCGCAGCCCTTGAGTGGGTGACGGTCCGAGTGGCCTTCTCGCACACTGGCCTCTAACCCTAGGAGTCGAGAGCATGCCTCGTAAGTTTTCAGTATTGGACTTAATCACTCGCGGTCGCAGACGTTGCGATCAGGAGAATAGAGATGTGCTCTCGGCTGCTGAGTGGAAGGAAGAGCTTTCCACAATCAAGAGTGAGTTTGACGGGGAGTTAATCGACAGTGGTATGCGCTACTTCGAGAAGACCTCGACACTCACGACAGTCACAGGACAGAACGAGTACCTAGTGCCGAGCGACTTCTTGGCGATGGTAGGAATCGACTACGTTCAGGGTGATGGGCAGAAGATTGAACTTGTGCCGATGCTCGCCCAGGAGCGTAACTACTTCACAGGCACACAGGCCTCGGGCCAGTCTGTCGCATACCAACTCATAGGGCAGAACATCAAGTTTGGGCCTCCTCCCTCGGGCGGGCAGACCTACGAGATTGTCTTCGTCCCTCAGCCTGCCGACATCTCAGACGCGGGCGACAAGGAGCTGATTGACGTTGTCATCCCAGCCGGTGAGGCTTTCTTCGTTTACTCCCTGGCGCTCGTCGGGGCTATCAAAGAAGAGCATGACCTGACGCCCTACTTCGAGCGCAGAGTAGAGTTCTGGCGCGAACGGGTCAAAGAGTGGGCAATGCAGCGAGAGCTCTACACTCCGAAGCGTCGCTACGTGCATGGCGAAGGAAGCAACCGCTTCGACGGTGACGGCCTAGGCAACTCTGGCTACATCGGCGGGGAGTACATCTACTAGTGCCTAGGAAGTACATAGCCCCCCTCATCTTCCGAGTGATGAGCGAGACTGATCGCATTCTTCGAAACTTCGACGACCGCATCAGAGAGCTTGTGTCCATCTCCATCCTGGGAGGGTACAGAATCCGAGCGATTGAGCTTGAAGACGCTACGAACACGCCGATAGCACACAGGATCGGGCGAAGGGTAACCCTGCTGGCCTCACCCCCTATCGGTCCTTCGACATCGGGCCGGATTGAGGTTGTGGAGGATTCCCAGTTTGACCCTGATAAGTATGTTGTTCTCAAGGCTTCTGGCTATGGCCGTACGGTTACTGTGGACGCGTGGGTGTTCTAGAATGGCCGAGCCTAGGCAAATAGTCGACATCCCTCTAGCGGGTGGCCTCGACACAAAGACCGATGAGAAGGCCCTGCAGCCTCCGGGGCTGACGCTCTGCGAAGATGCGCAGTTTGACGACATTGGCGGCATGCAGCAGCGCCCTCAGTATCAGGCAATCACTGACGCAGCCGGCAACACTATCGACGACATCAGGAAGATCGTACCCTACGCCGATCAACTCGTCGCATTCTCTAAAGACAAGATTTGGAGCTACGCCAGCAGTGACGGGCTTTGGACCGACCGAGGCGACTACCTGGCAGTCAAGACCGAGGAGACTGGGCGCTTCGTTACGACTGGCGAACAGTACGATACCGACATGGCGAGCCTCCTAGGGGTGACGCTGTACTGTTGGGCTGAGGACACAATCGGAGGGGGCACACGCTCCTTCGTGGCAGGCGTAGACACGGCAACAGGAGCCGTCAAGCTGAGCACTCAGAGCATTCTAACGGGGGCTGTGAGGCCTCGCCTGATTGCTACGGCCTCCAAGATCTACCTGTTCTACATCGATCAACTCAACGACATCATGTACACGCGGCAGTACGACCCTGCCGGGGACCTCAGCTCGCCTTCTGAGGACTCGGTAGCGGTAACACTATGGGTGGCCTACGACATCGCTCTGAGCCTGGCGAACACCGAGGACGTCGTTGTAGCGATAGCGCGCAATGCCAACTACAACATGTACTTGATGGATGGCTCGACAGGGTTTAGCTCTGCCACTGTCAAGACGGGCAACGCTGTCTCTTGCATCAGCGTGTCTCACGACCCGACGACTACGACCCGGATCTGCGTGTCTCGAGATGACACAACGACGACGGTAGAATCCGACATTCTCAACTCTACGACGTTCGCCGACGTAGCAGCGGCCACGGCAGTAGGGACAGCCCCCGCGACAATCCTTCAAATCACTTCGGCCTACAACGACTCGAATACGTGTTCCGTCTTCTGGAGTACGACAACTACACCTGTCACCTCTGCGAACTTCATCACCGAGTGGAATACGACCGACAACGCGGGCTCCACGGGCAGCGAGGCAACCCTGGTAAGACGGGCTAGCATCGCGTCACACGCCTTCAGTCACGACGGCAGCATCTATCTGTGGCTTGTCTTCGGGTCCGCTAGCGATGGCATCCTGACCGCGCAGCTGCAGAACACATACTTCCTCTACCGCTCAGACGGGCACATCGCAGCGAAGGCCGTGAACAGCACTGCGGGGGGTCACGCAACCGACGCAGGAGCCCTTCCTTCTGTGACTAACACCTCAGGCAACATCTGGGAGTGGTGCGGCATCAGACGACGCATCATCCCTCTGGGTGAAGGACAGAAGGGCTACGCCGCTCAGTCGCCTCAGCAGATTGTGTTCACCTTCGATCATGCCAGTGCCCGACGTACTACAGAGCTCGGCGCGGCCCTCTACATTGCCGGGGGCTTCATCTCTCAGTTCGACGGGAGCAACCTTGTTGAGGTTGGCTTTCACAACTTCCCCTACTCGTTCGGCGCGTCGGCCTCAGGCTCAGGCGGCAACCCTAACGGCAAATACAACTATATCCAGGTCGTCTCTTGGTACAACGTCAAAGGGGAGTTTGAACGCAGCACTACAGCGACGATCACAGAGCAAACGGTAGTCAACGAGAAGATGTCGTTTAACACGACGCTTCCGCTGCACATCACTGCCAAGACAGGCGCAGCGGGAGAGGTGGCAATCGAGTACTTCCGGCAGATCGCAGCAGCAGCTGTGAACGCCCCTTACTTCCTGATCAACAGCAAGGACCCCTCCGCAACTGGGGATAACGGCTACGTCGAGAATGATCCAACGTCTTCACTCATCACATCGCCGGACGATGACATGGACGACGATGATCTAATCAAGCTTGAGCCCTTCCCTGAGAACGGGGGACTGACGCTCGCAAACCTGCCTCCTCCTCCTGCCACCATCATCGCATCGACACAGGACCGAGTCATCTTAGCGGGAATCCCCGCGAACCCTCACAGGGTTGTCTACTCACGGCTGAGAGGTGACAGCGAGATAGCCTCATTCAACGAGATCCTCTTCGTTGACCTACCTCCTGCAGGGGGGCCAATCTCAGGGATCGACTTCCTAAACGAGACGATGATCGCGTTCAAGGAGACTGCCATCTATGCCCTGAGTAACGACGGGTTTGACAATGCTGCAGGCGGCGTCAACTACGGGCCGGGCAGAGTCCTAAGTAGCGACCTGGGAGCTATCAGTGCTGAGGGCATCGTGCTCACTCCGAAGGGACTTCTCTACAAGAGCTCCAAGGGTTGGTACCTCCTCAATCACGGCTGGCAGTCTACCTACGTCGGCGGGGCAGTTGCAGACTTCGACGATGACACGATTGTCTCTGCTCACTCGATGGAGTCTCAGCATCAGGTGCGCATCGTTACCGACAACCGTACTCTGATGTGGGACTACCTTGTCAACGAGTGGTCTGTCTGGGGTATCTCGAGCGCTTCGGCTTGCATGTTCGGGGGGCTGCATCACTACGTCAACTCAACCGAAGACGGGTTGTTGGCTCAGGCTGCCACTCACTCAGGGGCAGGCGACCTTCCAGCGCTTGACGTTGAGACGGGATGGATCGCTCTGGCTGGGCATCAGGGCTACAAGCTAGTGCGCGGGATTCTCGTGCTCGGCGAGTACCTGGCAGCCTGTGACATGCGAGTGAGAATCGCCTACGACTACGCTCAGACGGCAGCGGGAGCCACATACGTAGACGATAAGACTTGGACAATCAGCCCTACAACAGTCAACGGGCCCCTGCAGTTACGCGTCGGGCCCTCTCGCCCTAAGTGCCAGGCAATTAAGGTCCGCATTACAGCGCAAGCAGTAGGCGCGGCGTCAGCCCCTATCACAGCAGCATTCAACCTAACGGCGCTCAGCCTTGATGTAGCGCTCAAGAAGACGGCAGTAGCTCTGCCAGCAACACAGAAGCAGTAAGGAGTCGATCATGGGACTCGGTAATCAGCGGAACAACAACATCAGAAGGCTTCAGCACGGCGCCGAAGGTACACCCGGCACGGTGTTCGATCGCCTGTACGGCCTGGGGAAGCGCGCTGCCAGCGGAGCCGTTGAGGGTGTCAAAGATATTGCCGAGTGGTACGACGACGCCACGACTCGCGGCAAGGAGGAGGCTAATCAACTCAGAGAGCAAGCTGGCACTGTCGGCGGGCGGGCTGCGACATCCTACGATCAGTTCCAATCGCTCGGAGGCGAGGCCAACACAGAGCGCGACTACCTACGCCGAATCGCCCGAGGCCAGGAATCAGTCTCTGCTCAGAACCTTCAGAACTCGCTGCAGCAGAATCAGGCAGCCCAGCAGAGTATGGCGGCAGGCGCTAGACCTGGTAACGCAGCAATGGCGGCCCGTCAAGCGGCGATGAACGCAGCGAGGCAAGGAGCAGGGCTGGCCGGGCAACAGGCCACAGCGGGCATTCAGGAGCGCCAGGCAGCCCAGCAGAGTCTGGCTAACATGCTCATGCAGCAACGGCAGCAGGAACTCTCTAGTCAGCTAGGGTCTCAGGGCCAATCGCTCGGGGCCTACGAGCAGCTCTACAGTGGGGCTATAGGCCAGCCTACCGGCGCTGAGAAAGTAACACAGTGGGTTACCGACCTCGCGAAGTGGCGTGGGATAGGCAAGGGTAAGTAATGCCGGACGATCTATTCAGTGACGAGGCCCTAGATCCGGCGCAGTACCTCAACGACATGACGTCAGCCGTTGAGTATGACCCCTATTCCGGGGATGAAATCCCTGTTGTCGATCTTGAACTGCCGAGTGCTGAGGGCTTCATCGCTGACAAGCAGGCACAGGAGGCTGCTGCTTTTGCTGCTGAGCACGAGGCGGCAATGATTGCTGACGCTGAAGCTGTGGCACCGATGGCCCCAGAGGGGAACGTGATCTCGTCCTTTGTTGAACCCGACGCTGTCTCAGGAGCTGCGGGCCCCGACTGGACTCCCGACTTCCTGCCAGACGCTATCAGCGGGGCCCCTGACGTCATCGACTTCGGGCCCGAGCCTGAAGAGGTCTTCTTGCCCGGCCCTGAAGGGGAGGACTACGCTGCTGAGTATGCTGCTGAGTATGCCCCTGCGCCGTGGGATGAACAGCCGATGGACGTTGAGTTCGCTCCCGACGCCGGCCCCACTCCCGAGGACCCTGGCGACTACAGCAACATGGCTCTAGCACAGGCGATGTTCGACAGGCAGCGGGAGCACGATGCCGTGCGCCGAAAGATGGAGTCAAAGGTCAATCAGGACCGGATCGCAGCAGCGCAGGGAGAACTCGAGATCATCGAAGACACTCACCGAGTGTTCAAGAAAGACACCGAGGATCTGATTCATAGGACGAGGGAACTTGGCAAGAAGGGCGTGGACAAAGACCGATGGTGGAGCAGTCGCAGTGCAGGCCAGAAGCTAGCCCTCCTGTTCTCTGCCATCGGCGACGGGCAACTAGGGCTCATCAGCGGCAAGGGCGGGAACGCGACCTTTGACCTCATCTCCAAGGAGATTGACAGAGACATCGAAACGCAGAAGTACAATTTAGAGCAGGACCGAGGCCTCCTACAGGATGAGCAAGGCCTTGTGAGTCAACTCTACAAAGAGACGGGCAGCATGGCGTCGGCAGTGCACGGCGCCAAGCTAACGATGCTCGCCGGTATCGAGGCAGACATCAACAATCAGGTCGCAGCGCTAGACCCTGAGGGCACACAGGCTCTACAGAAGGAGGCGCACAAGCGAGAGATGCAGGCTGGGATGGCTGCGGCAGCGACAGCCTTCAAGCAGCAACGCCGCAAAGAGGCGAAAGAGACCGCTGACCTCAAGATTAAAACCCTTAAGGCTGATGCAGAGATCGCAGAGAAAGAGGCATCGGCAAAGCTGAAGCTTGCACAGGCAGCTAAGGCATCAAGGCGCGGCACAGGAGGTGGCGGTGATGTAACTCACTCCCCTCAGGCGTGGCAGGCACACTTACGACTTCCAGACGGGCACCCTGCTATTCCTACGGCGCCTATGAGTCAGAAGCAGTACGACAAGTGGGCGGGCCACATGCAGAAAGCGCAGGGGCTAGCACCTTCCGAGAAGGACGAGGCAGCTACCAAAACGGCGGAGAAGCGGCTTGGGCTAGTAGCTGCACAGACCGAACTCACGGAAGCTCAAACGAAGGGGTGGCCGGGCGGCGTCATCTTTGGCATGGGCAGCCCTTCAGGAGGCGTCTACAAGAACAAGGACGGAACTCCTTGGACAATGGATCCAAAGAACCCAGAGCGTAAGGAGGTCTCTGCCCTGATTAAGGCAGCCGAAAACGCCCGATGGGTTCAGGACAGAATCATTATCGCTCGGAACACATACGGCGGGGAGTTGGCAATCACAAGATCGAAGGCCTACCAGGAGCTACGCAGCCTTCAATCTGGGGCTGATATGGAAACCTTCGTAGGCTTCAACCTTGGCGCCCCTTCCGCTGGCGATCAGGAGTTGGCCGGAGGCATCAGGGGTAACACCGACGCGTGGAGCCTTGTGTTTGACCCCAATCACGGGTTCAAGGCCTGGGCCGACAGGATTGAAGCGAAGGCGCTGGTAGCGGCTAGGCACAACGGCTACACAGGGAAGACGCTCGAGCTCCCACGCATGAGAGCAGCGACCCAGTCCGAGAGGAAAAAGGCTCAGGTGTTTGCCGACCTGGAGGCGTCTGTCCTTCCAGGGGAAGAGGTCACAGACGAGGTGATCGAGAATATCAGGGGGGATGTCGAGGCTCTGACCCAGAAAGGCCTAGACCCTGTCGAAATACAAAGAGTCCAGGGGATCCTAGACGTTGTCGGGAGACAGGCGGGGATTCCCAGAGAGACTATCTTCGAACTAGGAGAGCCGCTGTTCGTTCCGCACATGACACGCAGGGTGGGCGAAGCAGCAGAGGCATCTGGCGGGAAGAGCGGCTTCAAGTTCGACTTTTTCGACCTAGACCTATCTCCCGAGGAAAAGTGGTACAAAGTGAGGTTTGAGCGGTGAGCGACAACCTTGTAACAGTCACGCACAAAGAGACGGGGAAGAAGTTCCGTGTCTCTAAGGCGCGCGCCTCTGCTCTGGCGACAGGCAACGCGAGGGAGGCCTATCAGTTCCCTAGCGATCTACAGGTTACCGTCGTAGAGGACGATAGGACTTTCGAGGCGTCGCAGGCTGACGCGGAGCAGTACATCTACGGCGGTGCGCGAGCTGAGACGAGGGGTGAGGCTCAGGGCCGTGAGCAGCAGGCACGCAAAGAACGAGAGCACAGCGGCGTTCTCTCGGGCACAAGAGCCGTCCTAGAGTCTGCCGCTGACACTGCAACAGGCGGCGCCTTCGGTTGGGCTATGGGCGATGTCATGGGCCCCAAGTTCCGCGAGAAGAGAGAAGAGCTGCACGACACACGCTCGACCCTCTCAGCTGTCGGTGCTGTCGGTGGGCTGGTAGTCCCTGGCATGGGTGCCATCAGTGGGGCCGGCAAGGCCGGGAAGCTTGCACGTGCCCTCCCTGCGGGCAAGGCGGCTCAGCATGCTCACAAGATCGGAGGGATTAAGGGTCTCATCGCTGAGGGTGTGGCAGTCGGAGCGTTGCAGTCGGGGCACGATATACAGTACATGGAGGGCGACCTTGGAGCCGAAGAGATATCTTCCGTCTACCTACACAACATGGCAATCGGTGGGGCTACGGGCGGCGTCGTCGGCGTCGGCGGCAACCTCATCAAAGGATTCACGAAGGGCGTAGGGCGCGCCAAGAAGCTCGCTGACGACATTCACGCATCGGCTCTCGAAGGCAAGGCAACGGCAGAGATTGCTGAAGACCTGGCGGTCATGGATGCCTCACAGTTACGTCACGCCAAGCTGGCAGAGCAGGAAGCGATAGGCGCCAAGCTGGCACAGGATGCTGAGGCATACGCGTCGCAGTCGGCGCAGGTTGACCCTCTTCTCATCGCTGAGGGTGCCGGCACGGGGGCGAAGAGAGTTCTGGTGCGCACGAAGAACAGTATTCGACGTGCCCTCGATGACCCAAAAGGGCTGGCTGGGAGGCCTAGCACGATAACGAAGGCCCTCAGGGAAGAGGAGAAGATCCTTCGTAAACTAGTGAGCAAGCAGGACGATATCCTCGCAAAGATGCAACGTGCCGATGTCACCCTCTACAAGAAGCTGGGAGCTAAGGGCGTTGTTCAAGGCGCGGCAGCACGCAAGTACGGAAGCTACGCGGGGCGCAACGTCACGAAGCCCCAGGCTGCTGAGGGCATCAGGCTGAGCGCTGCCGAGATGACAGGCTTCAAGAAGGCACTGCTCAACGGGGAACTCAAGGGCGCTAGGGTCCAGTCTATGGAAGGTATCCCCGCGCTACTCGAGCGCAACCTAGCCTATCAGAATGAGGCGATGGCCCTGATGAAAGGCACGGCCCCAAGGCTTGAGGCTATCGCAGTGGCAGATGATGCCCTGAAGACGGTCGGCAAGGCTGAGAGCTCAATGGAGCGGCTTGCGGGGAATGCCGTGTATGGCGGGGCTTACGGAGCACTGGCTTCTGTGGGGGTCCCTCCAATCGTAGCGGCCCCTCTCGCATCGGCGGGCGGCAAGATACTGGGAGACCTAGTGTTCAAGCGAGGCTCCAAGGCCGTAGCGGCAGCCTCCCTACGTAAAGACGCGGCCATCGCCAAGCTCTTCGAAGTAGGCGGCAAGGTTGGCAGGGTGGCACCCCCAATTGCCACCCGAGTCCTAGCGGCCACTACCTTCGCTCCCGAGCTACCTCAAAAGGTCAAGAAGACGAAGACCCTAGGAGGCCTCTACAAGGCCCGTGAGCAGGAGATTCTCTCTCAGGTCACAATGGGCCCCAACGGGATTACAATGCGCCCAGAGGCCAGGCAGGCGCTTGCTGACAGCCTCAGAGGAGTGAGGGCTGTGTCCCCTGTCCTTGCCGACAAGATGGAGACAGCGAAGAATCGTGAGGTCTCCTTTCTTGCCAAGAAGCTACCGAAGAAGCCCGACTTTCTTCAGCACGTAGCCGGCCCCTATGACTACGTCCCAAGCAAGACGGCGATGAGGACCTTCGCCCGATACGTGGCAGCAATCTCTGACCCTAACGGCGTCATTGAGCGCCTAGCCGATGGGACCCTTTCGCCCGAAGACGCAGAGGCCTATCGCGAGGTCTACCCCGAGCAGTACGCCGCAATACAGCGCAGCATCATCGAGGAGATTGCAAAGCTTCGCAAGCAGCTCTCGTACCCCAAGCGTCTCTCTCTGTCGATCTTCAGCGGCGTAGCAGTAGACCCCGCACTAGACCCCCGAATCTTCAAACACCTTCAAGCGCAATTCACTAACGAGCCAGGCAGCGAGGGCGGCACTCAGGCGCCGACACCTCAGCCTCAATTTGGCTCAGTCAAGAACCCCGAGGCAACACCCGGTCAAGAGAGAGCAGGCTAAGACATGGCACGTACAATCCAACCCCTTTCACAGAATGCCCGAGTCGTGGCGTTCCCTCACCTTGCCGTCGAGATGACTGCAGAGAGTGATGCCCTCGCCATTGTCACAGCAGCCAACTGGATCAACGTCCAAGGCTGGCGAACGACGCTGGGAGTCAATCAGGATCACTCGGGGCTCTTCGTGATCGATGAGCAGTTCTTCGAGAGCTACCCCGCCTTCGAGGCGATGCTCTGGTGTGACGAGGCTGAGACCCTCTCAAGCGTGGCACTCTACGCTGCGAGGCTGGCCCCTATCGTAATCGCCGATGACACGTTCACAAGCTCAGGCTCAGACGCCGTCAATACTGCAGTCGCTCACGGCATGCTCACAGGTGACGGGCCCTTTGTCCTGAGTTCTTCCACAACGCTACCCGCTCCGTTCGTTGCTGGCACACCCTACTGGGTTGAGAAGACAGCAGCGAACACCTTCGAACTCTACACGACCCGAGAACTGGCAATTGCAGCGGGTGGGGGCATCGTCACAACTGACACAGGCACAGGCACTCACACGATTGCCGACGTTCAGAGCTCGCTGAACAAAGACGACGACACGCAGCGCATCTACCAGGCCTTTGTTGGAGACCTGAAGGAAGGCAACAACATCGTCGTAGGCGTTCAGACTGCACACGTCGAGCGCATCGAACACTCTCCGCTCGATCTCTACTACATACTGCTAGCGACAGGTGCAGGGTCGACGACTATCACGATGAGACTGACTCCGATCATGGGAGGCACTAGGTAGTGAGGAATCGGCGCCGTATACGTCACAAGGGAGGCTTCCGCTGTCGAGGCGGGGGTCTCATATCGCCGGGCGGGGGATTCGTCGCTGTGCCAATCGCTGAAGCCGGTGGAATAACGCTTGATACCCTCAGCCCCGCTGACATCGCAGCGCTCACGGGGTTCGCCGAGCCAACGTGGATGGTTCGTGGTGGCGATGCTGCAGGGGCATTGGACCTTGTTGGTTCCGACGACCTCACCGACAGCGGCACCCCCACAAAAGAGAACGCGGACACCGCCCTCGCTGGCACAACTACGGTAATGGACGACAACACGACCGACGCGATGGACGCAGCAGCGAACACTGTCCTGGACGTCGCTTCCGAGACCATCACTGTCATGTGGATCGGAAAGTTCGCCGCTGCCAATTCTGCAATCCGTCACGTCTGTGGCAAGCGAGCGTCGGCAGGTGGCAATTACGGGTGGGAGCTTCAGAGTGCCGCGTCCGGGTCCAACAATCAGTTTCAGTGGATCGCCGACTCACCCTCCGGCATCGACATCGAAGCAGTCGCAGTAGATCACGGCACTACTAACGCTCAGGTTGTAGTCTGTACTCGGAGTTGGGCGAACAATCTGGTGGGCATCTGGACCCGCGAAGGCACAAGTAGCGGCGCCAGGATTCAGGACAGCATGACGAACACAGCCACCTTCGCCATGGGGCAACAGCGGATCACAGCAGCCCCCTGCAGCCATGGGGCGCTTGCAGTCTGGATCGGTACAGACGGGGACTGGAGTGCCACAGCAGCAGACTTCGAGACAGCTCGTCTGGCAGTTGCAACAGCGCTGGGGTACGAACCGTAATGTTCAGAACAGAACTAGACGCACACATCACTGCCGCCTCAGCAAAGGGCCGATCGGCGGGGTGGAGCCTCAAGCTTGACCGCGTAGCGAAAACCCTGACTGTCTCCAACAAGAACGGCCGAGTCGCCCGTATCACAGCAACGGGGGCGATCCTCAAAATGAACCCCGACGACCTGGTGGGGGAGTTTTTGGGCGACACTATCACTGAGGTGCGAAAACGGAGGCAAGTATGACCGAATCAACAGCAACACGACGACCTCGAGACACGAAGAGCTTCCGCATGCAGCAGCCGAAGCTCACCTCTGTGCTAGCAGTGCTGGCGATGGCTGTAACCCTGGGCACTCTCGTCTGGACGATGGCAACGCTCGTCAGCAGCAAGGCAGACAAGGACACGGTACACGTCATCAAGACCGACGTTGAGATCATCAAGGTGAGGCAGGAACTCTTCATCGAATCGGTGCGCCCTGGGCTAGTGGAGAGTGCTAAGTAATGGCGATTGGCTACAACTACCCTGGCAGCATCAAGAACAGCACTGAGGCCGTGCTTGCCAACGCTGCCGTGTTCACGGGTGAGGCGGAGGCCCTCTCGATTACCGAAGACACTCAGTCAGTGACAGTCGTTGCGAGGGCTGATGAGGCAAGCGCTGTCGATGGGCTGCAGCTTCAGTTCTCGGCAGACGGAACGAACTGGGACATCTCACACGACTTCTCTGTGCTCGCCGACGACACGAAGACTATCAGCGTTCCTCTACGCCTTCGCTACTTCCGAGTCATCTACACGAACGGGGGTGTCACGCAGACAGAGTTCAGGCTGCAGACACGCTTCAACAAGGTGGCAGTTCCGGATCTCACCTACCCCGCTCTTTGCACGCTCCCCTTGACGAACGGGGGAAGCTCCAACTTCGCCGTAGACGGTAGCGGCACCCCCGTCGCCTTCTCCTCCGTAGCGTCAGGAAGGGCGGCCATCTACCGCGCTATCTTTGCCTGGGAGGATTCGGGGGTCTTCAGGGCAGAGCAGTTTGCCGCGTTCGGAGCAGCGCTAGCTAACGGCTGCGAGTTTGAGTACACGCGCAACGGGGTTACAATCGACCTTCTAGGGGGCGAGAAGATCACAAACAACTTCGACCTCTCTCGTATGGCCTATGACACAGAGCTAAAGGACTGGGGGTCTGGCAACAAGTTCCTTGTGGCACGCCTCAGCTTCTTCAAGTTTGGGGGTCCACTGATCCTCAAGACGGGGGACTCTGTAACCTGGCGGGTGAACGACGACCTGACGGGCCTCGTCTCAGGCTCGGTCATCTGCATGGGAGAGGACCTATGACAGAGATTCTACTGCTTTACATGGTGTTGTCGATGATGTCGCGGGACTTGCCGCAACTGTTCAGGCTGTGGAATGATGGGCACAAGAAGAAGATGCGGATTCTCGAAAGGAAGACACAGAATGTACAAAGCAATGAGAGATATTCTAGGAGAGATCCTCACGAGCAAGAAGGCGCTAGCGACACTGGCGGGCCTACTCGTGCTGATATTGTCACGGGTTGGGGTGGACATCGAGGAGGGCACAGTCAACAAAGTGTTGGCGATCCTAGCCGTGTTCGTCGTCGGCAACGGGATTGCTGACATCGGAGCGCCTGCCGTTAAGATTGCCGCTAAGACTGAGCCTGAGTAATGGAGTGGCTGAGCGATAGCCTAGTGTGGCTCATTCCTGCGCTCTGGGGCGCCGTGGAGGGCTGGCGTCGTGCTCGGGGTAGCAAGGCAGAGAAAGCTTACGCGGCTGCCACAGAGGCTCATCAGCGTATCAAAGCCGCACAGTGGGACAAGGCCACGGCTGACCTTGAGAACATCGCTGACAATGTCCCCGAGTTAGTGGAGGGCTGGAAGGCTGAGTTCAAGGCTGCCGAAGACAACTGGCAGAGCTTACGACCTGGCGCGAGGAAGCCCAAGTGAGGTACCTCGTCCTACTCCTGCTCCTCTCCTGCAAAACGTCGGCGACTGTCACGATAGGAGTCACCGCTACGGCAGACTATGAGCGGCCGACGAAGGCAGCGATGCGCCTGTGGAATAGCTTCGTCGGCTGTGACTTCTTCGTCCCCGGAAAGGACGTGCAGATCAAGAGCTCAGACGGTACGGGGGTTATGCTGCCGGAGCACGCTGCAGCCACATTCCAAACTCCGAGGGGCTGGGAAATTCACGTCTCGTATCCCGGAGACCTTCACGATCAGGCGTGCATCATCGTTCACGAGTTAGGTCACGTGCTAGGCCTGCAGGACGGCGCTCCGTTCGGGGCCATGTCCTACGAGTGCCCCGACTTCATACGCATCAGGGACGACGACGTTGCTATCGTCAAGGCACGGCACTGCAAGTGATACCCTTCGCCCCAATCACATTCTTCGTCGACTGGCTGACGACTGACAAAGAGTGGCGGCGAACGAAAGCCCGTGACCCTTCGACGATCGGCGTTGAGGCGTTGCGCGTAGCCCGAGGGGAACTCGGCAAAGGTGAGAGCGGGGGCAACAATCGGGGCGATGACGTCGATCGCTATCGGGGAAGCCTCAGAGGGACAGGCGCTTGGTGCTCGGCCTTCGTCGGGTATTGTCTGGCTCAGGCATGCCAGCGTCTCGTGAGGGCTATGCCTGTTCAGCGCAGCAATGGAGCCCGGCAACTGTTCAGGCGAATCGTCACTGTCGGCTGGAAGGTCAAGTATCACGACATGCAGCCCGGAGATGTAGTGCTGTTTGCCCGAGGCCCTGAGGGGAGCTGGAAGGCACACGTCGCCTTCGTGTCTCAGGTGCGCCGAAGCACAACAGGGCGCGTGACCCGCTTCTCAATCATCGAGGGCAACGCAGGAAGTTACCCTGCCAGGGTGCGTGAGATCGAGGCTACGAAGAGGAAGCGTCGGATTGGGTTTGCGCGAGTCTGACCCACGACGTTGTGAACTCCCACTTCCAGTACTCCCACGCGTGGCCCAGCCGAGGCAGGACGCTGTGATGCGAATCTACCAATCCTGTTGGAAGCCTGTAGTCTCGAGTCTTCTTAGACCACTTGAGTACAGCAACCCTCGACGCTTCCATGTCAGCGCCTGAGTTCATCGGGCCCGAACCGGCCTCTTCGTAGATGTCCAGCATCACGGCGATCTCGTCGTCACTGCACCCAGCCCAAGCTGCCTGCCTGAAGATCGACGCATCCCGCCTCATAACTCTGCCGTAGATCCTCTTATTATTCTGCTCAAGCGTCGTCATTAGGCCCCTCGATACACACCTTGCACATGTGCCTCCCGCTGCCTCCCCAGAAGTGGCCTTGTTCTAGCCACCAACTGAGATCGTCATGGCCCACGGCTCGCTCGTTCTTACCGTGCCAGTAGATCGTCTTGCACTTGTCGCAGCGTACGCCTAGCACAGTGTCTTCGTCAGCCTTAGGTAGGCAGTCTCGGCAGACCGTAGCGACGTGATGCTCGTTCCTGTTGCTCGCCTCAAACCGAAAGACCTCACGCGCCTCAACAGTGGCCATGCAGCACTTGCACATTTGAACGCGGGACATCTATCCACATTCCTCCGTAGCCCGATCCATACAGGCGCCTAAGACAACTTCACCGCCACACTCCACGCACTCAGCTAGCTGCTCCCCTGTGCCCCTACAGCGCTCACAGGGGTGATGATTGAAGCAGCCCCCGCAATAATCGCACGCGTGTGAGCAGATGTTGTCACCGTCGAAGCCTCCCTCGCCTGAGCACTCTGAGCACTCTTCCTTGTCAGGGCCGGCTGGGGGTTGTTGCCAAGACTCAGGCATTGCCCTTGACCGGAGTACTTTCGAGATCGCGGTCGAGGGCCAGGGCTGCCTGCCGATGAAGCCCCTCAGCCACACGAAGGGCATTCGACGGGTCGAGGTCGGTGACAGTATCTGCAACCCCCGAGGGGTCAGCGAGCACTAGGATGAAGCGCAGTTCCTCAAGGTCTGTTGCATCGATTGCCTTCGTGAGGCTTTCGGCAAGCGCTGCCATTAGTAGACGTATCTTCTGCTTTTTCTCAATCATATCTCCACCTCAATATCATACATGGCACCGCAAGCGTTGCAGCCCATAGCCATAGCCAACACACTCATCGCGTAGGCTCGAAGGGGCAGTCAGCGTACCGATGCCCAGTCTGCCCGCACAGGTCGCAGGGCTGACTCACGCAGCACTTAGCGGTGTGCCCCTGCCGATGACACACGCCGCACAGGCGTCCCGAGTTGTACGCGGCAGGGTTGCTCAGGGGGACTGCTGCGGCCACTCTCCTCGCTCTGAGGTTTGAGGCCTCCCTCGCTCTACACCTGGCGCACCTGGCATAGCCGAGAGCAGGGGCGCTACAACTGATGCACCTATCCTCAGCCCTCATCTTCTGCCTGTGGGCCTTGTGCCACGCCTTGCTCGCCTGCCATGCCATTAGTCAATCTCCTCTTGTGTCATCGCTACGACGTCCCTGTGCATCTTCTCGGTGGCCCTCAGCCCCTTGCCCTGCTTCTGCCACACTTTCCTCCAAGCAAAACACATCTCCTTCCACATGCGCGCCCTCTCTCGATAGGCGTCGCGTGAGCGGTGAATGGGTAGCTTGCTACGGAAGAGCGGCTTTGGGGCAGCGGCTTCACGGGCTTCTATGTTGACTCGAAGGGCTTCGACTAGGTCTCGAAGGGCGTAGAGTTGCTCTCGGATCTGGGCGTTGAGGCACTGTGAACTCATTGGTCTTCCTTCCCTTCTAGGGCGTATGCGTCTCGCAGGAGGTTGCGGGCCTGACCCCCCGCTGTGTTGGCTTTCTCTAAAGCCTCTGCCGCATCACGCCATGCGTTCCTTAGTCCGTAGAGCATGGCGAAATCATCCCTATACCTGTTGATTTGGTCCTCGAGTTCCCCTAGAGGGTAGCACCATCCGTCCTCGCTTCCGTGGCCACAGCAGTCGTCACAGGCGAAAGCAATAGGGCTGTCGTCACCCTCGTGGCAGCCGAAGCACACAGCTTCACCCACTGCACAATGGCCACAGTCAATCTTACTCTTTGTGCTCATCAACTACCGTCCCTTCCTTCTTCGTCGATCCATTTCGAAGGCGAACCTCTTCAAGGATTCTCTCAACACACGGAGCAACAGGCCCCTTGTGCTCCTGGGCCTTCACAGCCCGAGTGATACCGGCCTTCGTCGCCTTGCGTGTCACTGCCATGTCGGCGGGGCCTTGCCCTAGCTGAGCCCTGATGACCTCGTAGGTGATATCCCCATCTAACTGCTCGTTGCCCTTCTTCGTCCGAGCCCCGAAGACGCGCCCTTCACCGAGAGGAATCGGGAACTCTGAGGCATATCCGAAGATGGCGCCCTGCACCTTGTTGAGCATGGCCTTCATCTGTAGATATTTGCTGTATAACTCAAAGGCATTCTCGGAGGTGATGCGGATTAGGTCGGAGGAGCCTGAGGTCTTCATCATCTGCCGAAGGAGCCCCATCTTCGCAGGGCAGGCGTCAAAGGCCGGGCAGTAGCGGCAGTGCTCCCCCTCAGTGACAGGGACAGGCCCCAGGCCCTCAGCAACAGCAGCCTTCTTCTGCAGCTTCACGACCCTGCCAATCGCGCCCTGAAGAGTCATCTCAAAGTCTGCCAAATCAAAGGCGTCAACGATGGCCTTGTTGCGGAAGTTCTTCCCGTCTCGGATGTTGATGATTTCGAGCACGGCTGAGTCCTTGTTGTAGACTTTCGAGGCACACATTGCCGCGAAGAGTAGCTGAGGGTTCTCCTTGGCCTTGACGTAATTGAAGCCTTTATAGTCGCCCAGGTAGGCCGAGCCTGAGCTCAGCCCGAGAGCATCAATCGTCCCCGGTATCTCGTTGGGCTTCAGCTTTGAGTAGTCGCGATTCATCTCACGCCCGAGCTCTCGGGCCTCACCCGTACGCCAGTTCCAAGCGAAGGCGACCTCGGGGGCTAGCTTCGTCGGGAGCCCCGTCAGGTCAATGTCCTCGCACATCTGCCTGTGCTCCTCGTCGACTGTGAGCAGTGCCTTCTCTTTGCCGACCTTGCCGACTGTCGAGAGGTAGAGGTGACGAGCGATGCCTGAGTCTGCCCAAGTGCTGTGCCGCTTTACTTGAGGTAAGGCCTCGGAGCCGGGGCAGGCGATGACGCGGGCCAGGGCTGAGGCGCTAATCATGCCTTGAACTCCGCCGTCTTCACGCCCCAGGCTTCGATAGCATCCCTATACTCCTGAGAGCCCTTGTCTAGCTCCTTTAGGCCCTTCAAGAGCGTCATCTGCTCCTCTCGGGTCTGAGTAGCGCGAATCATGTCAGCGGGCGTTAGGATGGGCTGAGCGAGGGCTACATCGACTATCCTCTGTTCCTCGCCGTCGAAATACCTAGAGGGCAGCGCCTCGGACAGGGCTCCAACAGGCTCAGGCGCTGCAACAGGCTCAGGCGCCTCAAAGGCCTCGACATGAGTAGCGATAGCAGGCTCCAAGTCTTGCGCCTCTTCGGAGCTAATCATCCCCCTCAACACGTCAGGGTAGACGTCCTTCGCAAGGAAGGCCTTACACCGAGCCTCCAACATGCGAGCGGGATACTTCTTGTAGTTCTCGTTCCTCAGTAGGTTAGCGTCTTTGGCCTCCTCTATTGTGAAGCTCATGCTCTGCTCGGGGTTGCCCTTGCGCTTCGTCATGTACGTCACTTTTGTAGCAGAGCGCTCAACACAGACGAACTTCTCGCACAGACCCGAGGCCCAACACAGCCCTACCATCGAGGCAGCGTAGAGCGTTGGACGCCCCTGAATGACGCTGATAGAGTTGAGCACTGTCACAGGAGGGAGGCCCAACTCGATGCCGTAGGTGATGGCGAGGAACACATCGGCAGGCCTGCCCCTGAACTCCTTCGGGACGAGGGCGCTCTTCGCCAGGTGATCGGCCATTGTCGTAGCCTCAGAGATTGATGCGGGCACTAGGCCCTGGGGTCGATTCATGATTGCTGTTACCTCGTGTTTCATCATACTTCCCACTCCGCCTTAAGCACCTTAATCTTCCAGACGCTCAGCGTGATGAACACCTTGACGTCGCCGGGCGCCTTCTCCCAGCAGCGGCCCTGAAGATTGAAAGTCACCTCAATCTTGTCACCTACGCACAGCCCGTCCATTGTCTCGATGCGCTTGTTTGATGCCTCAAAGATGAGGTGTTGGGGGTAGTCTCCGGGCGTCGTCATCACGAACTCTTGTTTTGTGAACTTGTCGGTGATGACCTGCTCATTTCGAATGTCGGTGACTGTCCCTGTTGCCTTGTATGATGTGTCGCTCATGAGATCACCCTACGCGCACCCTATGACAGTTCGCAAGAGCAAAATGAGCTATTCGAAACTTGATGAAACTTTCCTCCTGTGCAAGTGTGACACCTATGAAGATCAGAAAAGTACTGCTTGAGGCAATGGACCAATCGCCCCTGACCTATGAACAACTCGGCAAACTGCTCGGAATCTCTGAGTCTGCCGTGCATAAGAAGCTGCATCACGAGGGGAAGATGTGGGTCGTAGAGGCTGAAGCGATGGCCAAGATATTTGGAATCACTTTTTCCTGTGAGTGGGCGCGATGAAGTTAGTTGAGCAGAACGACAGGCGTGCGGGGAACTTTGCTGATGGGCTCAGGGAAGACTTCAGCGGAGCAAGAAAGCTATCGGAAGAGGAGATCTCTGTTGCGCTGGATGTGCTAGAGGAGCGCGGCACGGATGCCTACCTCGACTGGGTAGGTGACGGCGTGTGCGAGTGTGCCTACTGTGAGCTACTCCTCAGCAGGCTAGAATGGGAGAGGAAACAATGAGCATCGACGCCGACCTGGTACAAGGCCTGTTGACGATCCCCGAGCTGCTTGAGGCTCACGGGTTTGAGGTGAGATCTCATAAGGGTGAGGCACGTTACAACGACTGCCCCTCATGCGGGACGGGGGGAAGGGGTAAGTTCACGGCTGCCGATGATGTCTGTCTGTGCCACGCTTGCGGGTTCGCAGGGAACGTCTTCGCTGTGATGGGGGTACTGATGGACCTCGATCACATCAAGCACTTCAGGCGCATCCTAGAGGCCTGTGCGGCCCTCGCAGGAGTTGGGGGCGACTACGACGCCTCAGAGCTCAAGGCACGCTTAAAACAGCGGAAGAGGCTCATGAGTGACCGGAACGTGAAGCTTGCGGCAGAGAAGGCAATTGCCGAGAGAGGCGCGCGCCAGGTTTGGGACAAGCTCAGGAAGCACAGCGACTTGGGGCGAGAGTATGTAGCGTCGAGGGGGGTTCTCCCTCAGCAAGCGGGGCGAGAGTTGCGCTTCACCCCCAAGTCAGTGTGCCTGCCCCTATGGCGTGACAACGAGGTAGTGAACATCGTCGGGCGGCGCTTCGACAAGGGGCAGCCGAAGATTAGAGGCCTCGATCGATGTGGGACACGGGGTACGTTTGGACGGCCCGTGAGGAAGAGGGGAGAGTACGGATGCGTGGTCATCGTCGAGGGCTTCTTCGACTACCTGAGCGCGAGGCAGATGAGGCCCGACACCCTAGTGCTCGGCGCTCACGGCTGTAATAATCTGGCCTACGTTGCCGAAGTAGCGGCAAAGGTTATTGCAGGGACTAACGCCAGTCTGCTACTAGTGACTCATCAGGACGAAGCGGGGGAAGGGGCTATGACGAAGGCAAGGGAAGCAGCGATCGAGGCAGGGGTCAGCCCTATGTCAGTGCAGCGCTTCGACGTTGACGAGGGCTGCAATGACCTCAACGATCACATGCTCAGATCGGATCGGGGCTTAGCTTGATCTCTTCCCCCCTTACCATCTCACTCCTGAGATCAATCAAGGCAGTCTCGAAGGGGCGTTTCGGAAAGGTCTTAACCTTGCCTCAACTTCGCATCATCATCTCTTGCCTTGGGGAAGTTCACCCTATCGTCAGAAGCTCGCAGAGCGAGTATGGACACATGTGTAACACGGTTTTCAGAAAAAAGTTCACACCGTTCGCCTATCCTGCCCACATCACAAGGATTCGGCCCCTACAAAATCCTTGACACAATTCCTAACGCAAGGCGGCAATTGTTATGAAGACTACAGATAAATCACACGGTGAAGCATGGCGAAACGTTACTCGTTTGGTGGCCCTCGATTGTGAGGCCAGAGGCGAGTACATCAAATCACGGCGGCTACATCGAGAGGTGATAGCTGACGCAATCCTGGAGGCCCGAGAAAATGGCAAGAAGCAAATCGAAGAAGAGCAACGGCAAAACACAGGGGGAACTCGACGGGTTCGAGAAGCCCTCGATACCTGAGTTAGATGACGCCTGCTCGGCACACCTGAAGGCGCAAAAGGCAGAGAAGAAGGCAAAGGACAAGGCGTCGTTCGCCAAGTCCGTAGTCAAGTCCCTGATGCTCAAGTACATGGAGGCCGGGAGCCTTGAGCCCGACGCTGATGAGAATCACGTCTACGGGTACGCAGACGGAGATCAAGAGAAGGTGTTCAAGATTCGGCACGATGACGTGCTGACTGTCGTCAACGCGAAGAAGCCCGTGCTTGAGGTTGTCGGGGAGATCGGTTGAACTATATCGACGAGATAGCCAAGGACATCGGAGACCGCTGCGGCATGATGATGTCAGCGGGGTCCGATGCGTTACTACTACGCATCTATGCGGTGCTCTGCCTGGTCAAGGGTACTAAGACAAGCAGGGAAGATGTGCACGACGCCTGGTCAGCATGGACGGCGGGAATGGGAGACCCGAAGCATAGGTCTCTGATCCCTTTTGATGAGCTGTCGGCGCATATGCAGGAGTTGGATGCCACATACCAAGATGCCATAGTGGCCGTAGCGGCAAGGCTAGCCCTGTGACTCAACTCCCCCTAGTTGTTGAGGCGTGCCCTGAGATCTCATTCGAGGTCTCGGGGAAGCCCCTCTGCCAGGGCTCGAAGGTCGCCCGAGTCACAGGCCAGCGGAGGCGAGAGGGCCGGGACACATGGGTGAAGAACCCAATGGTGACGATGATCGAGTCGATGAACATGACAACTAAGTCCCGGAAATCTGGGGCTCTCAGGCGTTGGCGGGACCTACTCAGCTATGCCGCGAGCGTTCAGATGGGGGTCAGCGATGTGATGCTCGGAGCCGTCGAGGTGGAAGCCGAGTTCATCTTCCCGCGTAGCCCCTCACACTTCAACAAGAAGGGCCTTCGGAAGGGCGCCCCCACTATTCCGCAAGAAGACTTAGACAAGCTGCAGCGGGCCTTAGGTGACGCGCTCAGTGGTAGGGTGTGCAAGGATGACTCGCAGATAATCAAGTGGCTTTCAAGCAAGCGCTTCGCTGCAACGCTTGACGCTGTCGGCGGGTGCAAGGTAAGGGTGCGGAAGCTGTGAACTGCCCCGAGTGCAGGGGGAAGAGCCAGGTGCTTGACACACGCGCCCGAGAGGGTAGGGTCAGGCGTCGGCGAGAGTGCCTTGAATGCTTCGAGAGATTCACGACTTACGAGATAACACAGCAAGAGTTGAAGAGGCTCGACAGACTAGCACAGGCGGTGAGGGTGCTTAGAGAGGTAGGACTATAAATGATGACGAGCAGCGCAATCCCGACAGGTGACTGGCTACTGGTGCTAGAGGATCATTCCGAGGAGTTTCTGGGGGCTATACCGGGTTTCTGCGCCGGGTTTGAG